TGATATTTCATTGAGTAGTGCAGTAATCTGATCTAATTTATCAGATTGTTCTGCAACTTTAGTTTCTAAATTTTGTAATCTTTTCCAACCACTTTCATTATTAGTATTACCTAGAATAACTTTTGATTGTCCAGATACTCCATATTGTTTTTTTGTTAAGTCGTATGTAGCCATTGTTTATCCTATTAGTTATGAAAGGGTTTTATTAAGGGGGATATAAATACCCCCCTTAAAATTATATAGTATTATACTGCTGTATCGTGTTGTGAATCTGTATTATTATCAGTTTCACTAACACCTGATATATCACACATTACAGCCCACACTCTGATTTTACCAGCTGCTGCTGCTGCACTTAATACTAATACATCAAGAGTATCAGCTGATCCAGCTACGTGTCTTGCTGTAGCTGTAGGTGCTGAGTATCCTGTAGCATTTGTGTCACCATCAACATAAATGTCAACGTCACCACCTGTGATACCTAAGTCTAAAGTAACTGAAGAAGAAAGTGCAGTAAGCACTTCAATTCCAGCTTCCATAACTAAAGTTTCAGCAGGGATGTCAAGAACTCTAAGAACATCATTTTGTGCTGCTCCAGAATCTCCATTAACCGCTGATACGTCAATAGTGTTTTCTACTAAGTAAGGTGTTCTACCATTAGACGGGTGTCCAGTAGTTCCACCTACGCCTGTTACGTCATAAGTTGCCATATCTATCTATCTCCCTCTAATTAACCAATTGTTATAACACCTGAGAAAACTGCTTCAGTTCTTAGAATTTTTCTTCCAAAAACGTGCAGACCTCTAACGATGTCTGAAAATGAATCAGGGTCTCTGATAAGTTCTGTTTTCGCAATATGGTTTGCAGTCGCTACTCCTGACTGGTGTCCATAAAGGAAAGCATATTCATTAGAACCTGCTGATCCAAAAGTTTTATTTGCCGCTGATCCGCTTGATACAGCTATTGCATTAGTAGAGTACATTCTAAAACCAAATAAAGGTCTGTCTGTAATCATACCATTTCTCATAGCTGAAGCTGAACCATCGTTCATTACAGATTGATCCATAATTTTCGCACCTGCTTTTCTAATTTGTTGATAGAAAGCTGGTGGAGCTACGAACCATCTGTTTTCTTCTGGTACATCATTACCATCAAGAACTGTTTTAGCTGCTGACATAACGTCTACTAATGTGTCTGCTGCTGCATCACCATCAATTGGTGAACCGTCTGTTCCTGTATTTCCAGCTGATGTAGACGCACCGTCATAGATCGCTTTTAATACATTAAAGTCGTAGTTCTTTTTAAGTGCATAAGCACCTGAAGAAGTTGCAAGAGCTTCAAAGTTTACATGTGATTGTCTTTCTTCGATGTCATCTACTTTAAACGCAAAATACGAACCTTGGTCGACTGTCAATTGAATTTGATCGTCTGCAAGTGTTTCTGTGTTTACTGTTTGACCTCTAGCGTAGTCATTCACTGTAATTGAAGGCTCTTTGATTATGTTTACTGTGTCGCCAAAATTTTCAATTTCCCCAGCGTAATCAGTGTTTGTAATATCTTCTACAACTGATGCACGTCTGAAAAACTTTTGAACCTTCTGACTATAAATCGCTGGAGCCCAATTACCTGAAGGTAAGTTTTGGTATCCCGCTGCTTTTCCCATTGTTGCCATAATGATTGCCTATTGTTTATAGTTGTTATTATTAAGGTTGGACTCTACCTTCTCTAATAGCTTCATCAATTTCGGCTTCGTACTTCGCAAACGTTCTTGGGTTCATCTTAGCAATCTCAGAGTTAGACCAGATTTTCTTTGTAGGAATTTCTGTCTCTGTAGCTTTAGTAGTTTTAGTCACAGCTTTAGCTGCTTCCTTTTTAATAGATGTTTCCTGTTTCTTAGTTAATTTGCTAGTACCATTGTCCATTTTATAAAGGTCAATTGCTCTTCCAGCTAGTTGTGCATTAGATGTATTTTCATACAACCAACTTTGAATAACTGGATCTTGTTTACTAGCCCATTGATGAAACTCATCTTTTTGACGAATCTCACTAAAGTCAGGATGCATCTTTAACAATTCTACTTCAGCTTTTTCTTTGCTTATCTGTTCCTGTTGAGCTTGTAGATTTTGGTATTTCTCCTCAATCTCCTTTGCTCTAGTATCAGCTTTTGTCATAGCTATGGTTTCAACCATATCATAAACATCAGGATACTCTTTTCTCCAAGCCTCAAGTTCATCTTTAGACTTAGGTGGAACAAACTCTTTAGTAGATGTTTCCAATTGCGTTCTTAAAGTTCTAACCTCATCTTTGTGCTTTGATAAAGTAGAATCATAGTGTTTCTTCAAATCGTCATAACGTTTTTTAAAAACACGATCTTCTGCATTTTCAGGGCGTTCAGTTGAAGGAGTAGCTTCGGCATCGGAGCTTGCAATTTCTTCAGATGTTTCTGTGTCCTCTTGAACGGTTGCTGTTTCTGCTTTCTCTAAATGATATTTACTTAATTCACCTTTTGCGAATGCTTCAGTTTCTGCATCATCAGTATCTTCTCTTTGCTTTTGATACATAGACTTGCCTTCAGGTTTCTTAAATAGTTTATCATCTTTTTTAACTTCAGGAGCTTTAGCTTCTTCAGTTAATTTTTTTTCTTCTTCCATTATTTTTCCTCTTAGGTTGAGTGCCTTATGGATAAGGGTAGCTCACTTCCATAATTTGTGGGCTGAATTTATGCTAGATCTTGATCTATAGCATCTGTCTCAGTAGTATTAGGCTCTGGAGCCATCATACTATTTGGGTTAGATGCCTGCATATTTTCAGGTGGCACATTTGTATTATCTGATTGTGACTCAGACAATTCTGTAACGAATCCTTGTACGGATTCCTGCTCGCTAGAACTTGGATATTTTCTAACTGCAAAATTCTTTACTACTGATACTGGTAATACAACATTTTCTTCTTGACTTGTAAATTGATCTATTACTTGACTAGCATCAGGTGCTATTTTTTTTAATATAAATGCTATACTTGGAGACATTAGCTGATCTAATTGAATTTGCTCTTCTTCAGATAAAGCACTTATTTTTTCTATAACAGCAGGATCTTTAGGTTCTGGTTTTTGTACCATAGCTGCTGGTGCTGTTTTTTCTTTTGGTTGAGCTGGTGCTTTCATTGCTGACATATCAGGTGCTTCTGCTGTTTTAGCAGGACTATCCATTAAACCTGTTGTTGTTACTTTACCATCTGGTCCTATTGCCATTATGCTCTTCTCCAATGTGTTAAATTATATTTACTAATTTGTTTATCACTTACAAAGTTACCTAATGCCCAACATACGGGTTCACCTATACCTGCATATATTCTACCTAGTAAATCAAACTTACCTTCGTTTAATCTCCATGCAATATCATTTGCTCTGTGTTGTGCAATATGTTTCCATATCTTTCTATATCTAGGATACTTCTGGATATGTTTTACAGTTGGTTCTGCCCAAAGTAAATAACCTTTAACGTGTTTTATAGATAATGTTTTAAATGTAAATTTTGTATCTCTTATCCAATCTCTAGTAGATAATTCTCCTGTTCTATGTAGATCTGTACAGATAACTCTTCCGCTATCTGATCCACCACCTCCACCACCTCCACTACCTGCAGGTCCTTGAGTAGCTTTTTGTTTTGATGCTTTGTAATTGGTAGCTTGTTTTTTCATTTTTTCTGTATCATCATAAAACTTATCACCAGGTTTATAACCTTTTCTTTCAATTGTTTTTTGTCTAGTAGCTAATCTTTTATTACCAGCTCTTTCTAAATTACCATAATCTGAAGTTCTATTCATACCTGCATATAAATCTGTTGCAGGATTACCAGCTATTCTTTGACCATCAACATTTCCACCTCTAACATTAAAATAAGATTTAGCATGTTTTTGTGTAGGTGATGATTCTCCACCAATTGCCTTTGCTACAACACCTAGTACATTACCTGCTATTCTTATTGGTGAAAACTTAGATAATTTTTGTATTAAACTACTATCTTTAACTTTACCTACAGCATCTGAAGCTTTTGATTTTACTTTTTGTAAACCTGTGGCTCTTTCTGGTTTAAAATCTTGTTTTTCTAAAGGATCAGCTAATGTACCTTTTGTACTACCTTTAAATCTTTCTGTATCTAATTTTTGTTCACCAAATCCTATATTAGCATCAGTCATTTGACCACGTTGTATATTTGCTAATTGTTCTGCATAAGTTTGTGTAGGTTTTTCTTCACCAGCAAAAGACTCAGTTAATTGTTCTTTAGTCATAGCATCACCAGCTTGTCTAACTGTAGCTTCTTTTACTTCTGGAGTCTTAAGCATAACACCACTATAATCTTGGCCTCCGCCTCCACCTCCGCCACCAGTATTTTGTGCACTTAATTTTTTAAATGGATCTGCTACTTCAATTTTTTTCTTATCTTCAACTGGTAGTTTTTTAGGTTGGTTAGTAGTATCACTAGTTTTTAAATCAGGTAAATTTAATTTATTTACTTGTGCAAAACCTACTGACTTTAATTTATAATTACCACTAGCATCTTGTTCTAGTTCGTAAGTACCACCTCCAACTCTTGATGTATCAAATGTTTGTGCCATATTATTCTTCTTTATTGTGTCTTATTGTTTCTTTGAGGCTGAGTATTTTGCGTAGTAAAACCAGCTTCCCCTGGCATCGGTACATTGCCTGTTCCGATGTTGCCACCTCCATTTCCTGTTGGATCTGTTGGCGAAGCTCCAGGAGGTACTCCTCCCATATTTTCCATTGGACCTGGTTGTCCACTATTGCCTGTATTCGTTTGATTTCCATTTGCCATCCCCATTATGTGTGCGTATATAGCTGCTTTCTCTGGATCATTAATTAATTGATCTGGATCAATGTCTAGTGACTTAGCAACTTCTTTTAAACATGTATGCCATTTAACAAACGGTGCTAACGATGGGTTAGATGCTGTTTGCATAAATGTCATTAGTCTTTGTGATCTTACTTCTTTCTGCATCAAAGAAGATGTTCCTTGTGCTTTAATATCTAGATCACCTTGTATCTCAGGTCTTTCATTATTAAATTGCATGTTCCAATGAAACAATGAATTACCTAGGGGCTTTAATAAATAGTCATCAATATTTTTAATAACTGTTTTAATACTTAATGCTGCAGCTCCCATCAACATAGACATACCTGCTGCAGTTCTAGTTGTAGACTGAACACCAGTTGTACCATGTGAGTATGATGGAATACCAGTTGCTTCATCAGCTAACTGTCTAAATCTATCAAACATCATTAAGTTTTCATTAGAAGTATTTGGAAACTTAACACCATGAATTGCTGCTCCTGGTTGTCCACTTTGTCTTCTAAATATTTTACCAGGAAATACTTTCATATCTTGACCTGGTACTAACATAGTTTCATCTACGTCAAATACTAAGTTACCTGATAGTGCTAAGTTATCAATTGCCATTCTTGCATGACCATTCATAACTTGTTGTGAATCTTGCATGTTCTCTGGTATACCTACACCAAAGAATTGATATGGATTTAATTCATATGGACAAACCATATAAGGTATTCTTTTTGGTGAGAAAGGATTTTCTACTACTCTTAAAACTTTACCACCACATATCCAAACATTAACTGATACTACATCTAGCTCATCATCATATTCAAAATCTAATTGATCTGCTAGTTGTCTAGTAATTGTACCCCAATATTCTAATACTTCAAATCTATTTTTATATAGTGAAGCTACATTCTCTCTATCATATAAAGAAGATTCATATCCTCTTGTTTGATAGTTAGGTCCCATTTCTATACATTCTCTAATCTTTTCTGAATTGAACAATGGTTTCTTTGCAAGTTCTGCAAACTGTTCTGTATTAAATGAATGTCTTTGAATTACATACTCAGCATCATTCATACTTGTTGAATTAGGATCTGGGTAAAAATCCCAACATGATACTGCTTCAATACCTGGTACGTCTTTACCAATCTCCATCATTGCTGATGTTCCAGTTTCCTCATCTCTAGAAAACTTGTATTGTGTTTTTACATTTGTAAATGGACCTTTTAAAATTCCTGTCCCAAGTAAAGCCATCTCAAAGAACACATGTCTCATAACAGAGATAGCATCAGTTTCTTCTAACTGATCATGTATTACTTTTTGCATTTTAGCTGCTGCCATTGCAGCTGGCTCTATTTGTGGTTGTGTTTTTAAATCAGGAGCATCTCCTTCTTCAAAACCTAAATTCTCATATTGCTGTGCTAAATCTTTCATTAAAGATTCTGCTGTAGCACCAGCAGGTATACCACCACCATCACCTGGAAATCCATATGGACTTTCTTGTTTTGGTTCTTGTGGATCTTGTTCTTTTTTATTTGGATCTAAGTATGCATACTCTGATGATCCTTCTGGCATTGATGTAGGTGTTACACCAATTGGAAACTTACCACTAGAAAATAATACTTCTATAATTTGACCAAATGCAGCAAGTACTTTAGTCTTTGTTACTTTAACAAATACTTTAGATTTTTCACTATCACGAAAAGCCATTTCTGGACCATACAGTCCTCTGTAGTTTCTATAAGCTTGTAACCATCTTTT